ATTTATCCGTACCTTTTCCAGGTCCCTTGTTAATTCTACGACGCGTGGTTCGTTTCGCCTTGGTCTTGGCTTCCTCTCGCGTTTGTGCCACACTTTCATCCTGCACCACTGTCTTTGCTGGGACGAAATCCTCGTCAACCACGACATCAGCGCTGGAAGGTTGTGCTGCTCGGGGCTCCGCACATAATGGAGGGCAAAGCAAGTCCGCGGGTGTTTGGGTGGAATCCAACCATCCCTTGAATTGAGTTCTGTCGAACTCTTCAAGTTGTGTTGTAAACTCCACATCCATCCATCCCCCAACATTTTCATTGGGGTATTGGGCAGATCCTTCGAACTTGGCCCACCAACTACCGACTCCAAGAAGAACTCTGGGGCGATAGGTTGATAGCAGTAGCACCCGCTTGCAAAAGTCTCCGATGACTGGGGTGTTTCCATCGGTAGCCACGTATGACATGCATTTCTCGACCAATTTTTGCTCAGGCGTGACGTTAGCAGGCAGGCGAACCGTTGTATGGAGTTTAGAGAGTTGTCGTTTGACATCACACATACTGTTAGGAGATCCGTACCAGACCTCGGGTGAGTAATAGCGTGCCAAGAAATTGACCCCTCTGAACCCTCTTTCAACAATCGCTGCCTCAAGCACCAATCCGACCCTTCCGGCCGCCCACTCATGGCAGGCGGTTGGTAGGTCAGCATCGAGACCATCGTCACCAAGATGAATTCCGAGCGAGGCGAAAGCCTCCTCTGGGGAGAGGCGGCCGCCGCTTGGGAGAAGCTTGTTTCGATAACCAAGGTAGGCCGTGAAACTGGCTCGTAGTGTCTGGAATACGCTCGTCGCTGAGCATCCAGATCCATGCGAAGGTCCTTGTTGAAATTTCGTTCCATATGGTAACACTCCAACGTTATCTACGTTGGTCTTCAAAATTTCATTCACCTTAGCGCGATGGTTTGCAAAGGCCTTCATACAAACCGCCCGGTCGACTTTGCGCAAGTAGTAAGTGATAGTTCCATCCATTCGATGGTAATCTGAAACATTCACAAACTGCTCGGCACCTTGGCAGACTTCTGCTACTCGCAGTGCCACTTCCAAGGGAGTTTTACCAGGCCCATACCAAGCAAACTGTTTGCAATGCTCTGACAAAGCAAGTGCAAGCATGGCCATATCCAATTTATCAGCATCATTATACTGAGAAATGTTCCGCGGATCCTTGACGTCCGGGTAGGCTTCAGCCTTCCCAAAACACTTTAGTACCGCCACACGG